CGGCAGCACGGCCAATTCTTGCAGTTTCATTATCGAATCCTCGTTGTTGATAATATTTAGCCCAATTCACACATTTGGCTAATCTATTTTCTATTTCTTTTTTCTTTAAAATCTTGTTTTCTAACTTAGTCAGAATGATTTCACGTTGATCGGCATTTTTAGTACGATCGCCAATGGCAGCTCTGGTACTGATATCTACAGTCAAATGGTGTAAATTGTTGTCTAACTGTATTAAATCTCGGGCTACATTGTACTGCTTAAACTTGTCAGCAATGCACCAACTCAATGCTGATTTAGTAGTGTGAAAAACGCCAACATCAGTTAAGGCACAGTGTACTCTGTAGCCTAAACTTTCTTTAACAATGCTGTATTTTCCAAATACTGTATAGTCTCCATCAGAATTTTTCCAGATGCTGTTGTGTTCTAGAGTGGGGAATTCTTTAAGTATTTCTCGGGAAATTTCTTTATCTATTTTCATTTAAAAACATAAGTTACAAGCAGCCAACCAATGACCGCGGCCATAGAGCCCATTGCACCCAGACCCCATGAAATCAGTTGGTCGTTGCGTTTGGCGGCCATGTCTCTGACCATATCACGTATCTGAGCCACCATCTGCTCTAGACTGGCAATTTTAGCATCTACGTTATCTAAACGCAGTTCTAATTGACTATAGCGTTCTGCACACAGTTCTACGTGTGCTTCTAGACTTTTTTTCTCAATAGCAGTGGTATCAACCATGTTAGGTCTCCAATGCATTATTTATGGCTATCGGAGCGAACCATATGTTCTGTTGGTGGCCGTGAGTAACCAACACAGAAGACATTTCAGGTCTATTGTCCAGGCCTAACAACATGGGCACACCTTCTGCATCTGCACGTAGCACAGCGGTTAAATCATCATCAGTTCCGTAAATGTTATCAGTTTCTGTTTCAAATTCAAACATCCAGGCACGATTTAATTGGTCCACAGTGGGTTCTTGTATACGGAACAACTGTGTGCGGAGTCCTAGTATTTGTGTGAGTGTTTCCCAGTTGCGCTGTTGATTTCTAGCACGACCCCAGTCGGCCTCGTCGGTTATGACATTGCCTGCGTGATCACGGAACGGCACACGGGCAGGTTTGTAGTGCCCAGTAACTCCTGTGGCAGTGATGTCAAAGAAAGTTTGTACTACAAATCTCATGAGGTCTTTTTGCTTAGTTCGTACAAGACTTCAACCTTGTTGCACAATTCATCCAGTGCTACATTGTTGTGGCGTGATTCAAATATTTCTGCCCAGCGACGTTTGTTTTCAAGTTCTTCAAGTTCTTGTTTTAATTTAGGGTCTTGGTAGTGCAAGGATTTTGAACTGTTTCCGGGTTGGCGAGCATACACTGTGCGCCCGCCGTCGGGACTTTCAAATATTGTTACTTCAGTTATTTTGCTTACCATCATGATGAAGTATTTAATGTCAAAAGAAAACCCTGGGTTTTATTCCAGGGTTTTTGCGTCAAAAACTATTTAGATTAGTTTGTGAATGTTGCTGTAGCGGCTGTGGTAACAGCGTAGCCTAGTGAAGCAGTCAATGCCACATCTAGATCTTCACCGTTGGCATAGTTCCATGCACCAGTTGGGTATGTGGCCAAGGCCAATGTAGCTTGGTTAGAACCCACTGTGGTGAATTCATACATAGCGATTGTGCATTTAGTTTGAATAGTCAAGAATGCAATGCCCAATGAAGTAGCACTTACAGTAGCGTTACCAGTGAAAGTAACTGTACCGAAGTCTAACTTAGGACCTGCAACGTTAACTGTTGCGCCACTGGTTACTGTGTTAGCACCACTGTTCCAGCCTGCGCCAGGTGACGAAGGAACTGTACCAGCATCCATGTTGACAACTGGTTCAAAGTTGCCGTTTACTTGTGTAATATAAGCCATTTAAAATCTCCTTAGTGTATGGTCGCTTTGGACCTGCATTTATTTATGCCGTAAGGAAAAAAACTCCGGTTAGGCTGTTTGATCTGGGTTGTTTAGAGCACGATTTCCGGCACTAAACCCGAATCGATTTACCAGTTTAGCACGGCCTGCAGGGGTGGCCAACACCCAGCCTTCTTGTCCGGGCTGTTGACGATCTAGCTGTGCCAACATGTCTGTTTTGATATCATGCAACAACAAGAATGCAGTGAATGCCGCAGTGATACCTGCCATGTTTGTGCGTGGGCTTTGCAGGTATTCCACAATGTTATTGAACTTGCGTGGTGTTACATTGGTTTTTAGCCAGTCTCCAAATCCGTGCAACAAGTTGTCGTAGTTGCTGGTGATTCTAGAATTGATGTAGCGTTTGCACAACTGTGGCAAATCAGTAATGCCGGCAGCACGTAGATCAGCAGGATTAAACAAACTGTCAATGGCAGCACCTTGTGTAGACACAATCTGACTCAACTGTTTAACTAGGCCACTGTTTAACTCAACGTTGCGAATGTCTTTGACACTGGGCTCAATCAGCAACAGTCCAGGAACTTCATTCAGTGTGACCTGCTTGATTGCTTCAGGAGCGGCATCAACATCACGATAACGTGTGTGTACAGCAACACCTACTTCGCTGTTGCCAATGCGCTGTCCTAGCTTACTGCTGGCTGGAATCTTGTATTCAACAAAGTTTGGACGGAACACATAAGCGCCGGCCTGTTCAGGAGGTGTGTTGGCATACAGTAAATCGCCCTGTACAAATCCACGCATGCTGTCAGGCACGGCAGCACGTAGCAAGGGAAACAACTTTTGATAAAGCCCAATCAACTCTGTACGATCTCCAGAACGCATGGCCATCATTCTAGCAATATGCTCCGGCGATGTTGCCAAGCCGTCATAGCCTTTGGCACCAAATCCGCTTTTGTCTGTGAGCACAAACGTGCCATCTGGCTTGCGGCCAAATATGATAGCAGGCTTGCCATCCCATTTGACTGTGGTTGTGCCACGTGTGTCTTCTGCGGCGTGGCGCATGATTTCAACTGCATCGCGAATGCCACGTGTGCCTTTTTCAAACACTAGATCTTCTAGGTGTTCGATACGTGCATCCTTAGCACCTTCCACAATCACTGCCATACCTTGATTCACAATGCGATCACGCAGTCTGCCCAAGAAGTTTACTTCGTTGTATTCTTTGTATACGGGCTCTTCGCTTTCCATAAATGGTACACCAATTTTGGCAAAGTGTTCACGTGCATCTGCCAGCTTGGCATCACGCTTGGGATCACCTTCCAGTGCGGCCACAATGGTTTCTACACTGTGTAGATCTTTGCTGGTTGCTTGTTTATTCAACAACAGTCGGGCAATTTTATCTGGATCATCCGTGATAACCTTGTTGGTAGCGCGGTCAGCAATGCCTGCATTTTGATTCAACTTGTAACCCATGCTCTTGGCAATGCTGTTCATCAGCACGTTACGTGCCGATCCACTGTAGTTGCTGTCAGGTGCCGCACTTAGCACAAACTTTGAAAATGGCACATTGGTCAAGAACATAAAGTCAGACTGCACATAACCTGAATTGGGATTGCCTTTGATAGGTGTTTTAAAGTGTACACTGATGCCAGACTTTTTGATGTAGTCTTCCGGTTTGAAACCATGGCTTTGACACCATTGTGTTAGTCGTGCAACCAATTGTTCTTTGCTGACTTGATTGGCATCCACTGCCAGATCCAAATCGCCTGACGTGGGTTTTCTACCTGTGGAGCCCAGTGTGTTGTTTTGCAAATCCAGTCCCGGTAACATTAGATCAAGCCAGGCCAAGGTGGGAGCAACGTCTGCTTGGTTAATGCGCTGTGTTAGTATGCGGCCACTTGCGTCTTTAAAAACATTGCCGCCTTCTTTTAATATCATGGTATTGTGTACCCCATACCTTCTAGCATGGTGTCAATTACTGAATCACCTGTGGTAGATAGTTGTTTGTTGCCAGTTGCAGTCTGAATTGCTTGTCCTGCACTACCCAATACCTGGGCAGTTAGCCCGGACTTGTTTAGCAATGCCACTGCATTGGATCCCATCAATTGACCCGTGGCCGGTGCAGTACCAGCGGCGGTGCCAGCGGCTCCAGGTTGCCCTGTTTTTCCAGTTTGTCCGGCCGGTGCTGGTTGCTGTCCATATGCAGGCGCTTCCGGTGATGCGGCTTTCACAGTATTTTGTGATGCCACCAGTTGCAGTGCGGCCATGGCAGTTAAAATATAACTTTTAACTGCTTCTTTAGTTTTTGCAGGATCGCCCTGGGCACCGATAACTTCTTGTTTGGCTGCGTCCAACTCTGCCTTTAAATCAGAGTTTTCGGCGGCTGTTAATCCCAGCATTTTGTATGTGGCCGAATCGCGCATGGCAATTTTTTCATTTGCCCACTTTAAAAAGTCTGTGGCATACGCAGATGAGGGCGCTGCCGCTGCTTTATACCCTATAGGATTTGTTGGAGTTGGGTTGGTTCCTGCTCCAGGTACCTGGAATGGTTTCAATGGCATTGCTGTGCCTGTTGATTTTGCAGGTGCCGTTGTAGTTGTTGCAGTTTGACCGGGTTTTGTTACGGCTGGGTTAGGATTGGTTCCTGCTCCAGGTACCTGGTACGGCGCAGTTGGCATTGCTGTGCCTGTTGATTTTGCAGGTGCTGCCGGCTGTTGTGCAGCCACGCCACCTCTTACCATGTCGTTTATACCTTGCCCAGCATTGGCCACAGCAGATGTTGCTGGATCATATTTTGCAAACTTGGTTGCATCACCGCCTGTGCCACTGCCTGCACGACCTTGAACGTACCGGGTTTGATCTTTGATGTTGGGATTGTTAGGGTCGGCCTTGTTTACCTGACTGCCTGTGACAGGAGGCGTTTGTGCGGCCGCAGTGGTATTGGCCACACCGGGCATTTTTGCCACGTTGTTGTAATTAAATCTTTGTGCGTTAACAGTTGCAGGCGCTTTGGGCTGTTGTGCGGCCAGTGACATGTACGGATTAGGCCGACCGGTTTGTTTTTCTAATTCCTGTTGCGTAGATACCGCTGTGTCTTCTGGAACTGGTTGTGCTTGTTTTTTTACCCATTCATCAGCATACGTTGTTGCCAGTTTGACCATTTGTGAATTTGCCTTCACAGCGGCTAATTTTTTTACAGGATCAAGGATACCTGAACTTGATGCCCTGAAGTTTTGTGTTGTTCCTGTCCCAGGAGATACAGATTGTGCAACCGCAGTTTTGGTTGCGTCGTAAGCACCTTTAGCCACATTACCAACGCCTTTTACCACGTCCATAATGCCTTCGTCAGTGCGACGTGAACGATTTAACTCATGAATTTGCATCAGTTTTTCTCACGGTTCTTGTAAATTTGCCGGGGTCGCGCAGGTTGATGGCATTGATCAACTTGCGTTGCAAATTTTTAGCTGCCTCGGGCTCATAACTGGAGTCAATCTGCTCTAGTAGGCGTATAGCACTGGCAATGATGTTACCAGCACGATTTTCGATAACATAGCGGGAGTCACGCTCCACATACATGCTGTCTAATTCTTCTAATAAACTACGAGTTTTCTTCTGCATTTTGGTCCCAAACCCTTTGTGTTATTTATTGTTTTTTAGTTACAATGTAGATAACAAAGATTCCCAGAGTGCATCACGATCCCAATAAAAAGGAGTCCACTCGGTATCAGATATTAATTTTTTTAATTTAGATACTCGTTGAGCGTCCCAGGTAAGTGGTAATTTATGTAATAGACATTCAATTATCCAATCGAGTTGAACATTAGGCGAAGGTTGCACTTCATTTTGCCGGATGTTTTTATATTTTGATTGGAAACTATATTCGTTCATTCCTTGCCAAGTATTGTGCCAGCTCCAGTTTGCACTCAATAGCGAATTTTTTTGTGACTCTGTCAAATAGTTAACGGCGTATGTGGACATGTAATGGTACTGAATTTTATTATTTGTAAAGTAATTTTTTAATAACAGCATGTAATTATAAGTTCTTAGATTAGCTTGACTATTTTCTATATAAAAATTGTGATAACGCAAAACTTCATCTTGCTGACTAGCACTGCTTAACCACCAGTTGTTGTTGTCTACCTTGACAATATTTTTTGAATAAACAGGATCTGTGTTAATAACACTGTCCCATTTGTGTGTGTTAATTAGTTTGTCGTATCGAGCGGGTTGTGCCCACTGAACAATGTAAATTCCGCCTGCGTCCACTGTTGCATTAGATAAAACTGCATTAACTAAAAACTCATTGCCGGCACCAATGCCCGAGATATTGACTACTTCAACCTCGGGGTATATGGCCTGTAACAGTTGAGGCCATTCAGGCCATATGTGCCCTACTGCAAATCCATCACCAGCAGTGTAAATTCTTTTTATATCCATAGATCATTGTCTAGATTCAGCAGGTCTATACCATACTGATGTTGTATCATTCCACACATAATTCCAAAATCTATATTGTCAAAATATTCTGGTATAGTTGTGGTTGTTTTGTTTACCACAGCGTCGCATATTTTTTGATACTGGGCCACACGATCAATTATTGGACGTTGTGCGGTAATAAAATGTTTCCAAATCGACTCTGAATTTTTACCATCAATTCCGGGCATGGTGGCCATCAACTTGATAAAAGAATCAAGTTGATAAAAATCAGGAAAATTAACATTTAATCCCGACATGTCAGATGGCAAATGTTCAATAGTTCTAAGAATAGCATGTTGATAGATATAAAAAAATTCTTCTCGCAGACTATTATTACTTGTGGGAAATTTTTCCTTTGCACTAGTAATAAATTTTTGTTCTGTAGTTTTATCGGACTGTATGGCCTTGCGATAAAAATTGTTTAGATAAATTTCCCAATGCCCATTAACTAAGATATTTACAACCAGGCGATCTTGAAATTTTTTTGTTAAATCCCGGTTATCAAAATTATGTAAGCATATTACTGGACTGTCAGTATCGTCGGCTCCGGTATACAGATCTATGTTGTTGGTTTGCGAAGAATAATTTTTTGTTAATCCATGATAACTGCCAGTGGTGTGAACAGAAAAATCATATTCGTCGGCCAGTATTCTTGCCAAGAAATGTCCCAATGCTCCGGGCGGCGCAGTTATAATGTATTTCATTATTCTACCTCTAAATCTGGAAATGCTGTTTTCCAACTATTATTACGGCGGCTATCCCAGGTATTAATAAAATCTTTCCATGGCTCTGATTCTGACAGAGTTGGTGCCAACGGCAGGTTGGCCACTAGTTTATATATTGCATGATCGGTTGAATATTTTTTCAGCACTGCTGATCTAATATACATTGGCATGTTGTTTAAATCCCAAGGCCCCCAACACGGATGAATGTTAATTTCTGTTGGGTCTCCAAATGCATTGGTGTTTAAGTTGCTTTTTACCCAAGTCTCAAGTCGATCATAATAGTAGGTGTTAAGAACATTGGCTGTGAATTCCACTCTGAACATTAAATTCCATATGTCTTTATTTTCTTTAAGACGTATCAAATTTTTACTGACCTTGCTCCAAGGCAGTGGCCATCGAACATAATCAAATTGTTCTTCTATTCCATCTAAACTCGCAGCAAAAATTATTGTTTTAAATTTTTTCCATTCCAGTAATGTTTGCTCTGAAGGATATATAGATCCATTGGTGGTGTAGTGTAGTGTTACGTTTTCTGGATGAGGAATATGTTTTATAAAAGCCAAATGAGTATCTGTAAACAGTGGTTCGCCGCCGAAAAACTTAACGTATTTTAGTTTTTTTAAAGACACAGTGTCAACCAGTTGATTGATTGAGTTGATAATGAAATCATTGTCCCTGTTGATTGTTATTTTTTTGTTGCGTAACTTTGCCTGTTCTTTTTCCCATAAAGAGCTACTATGAGAATTGCAAATTATACAGGCTGCATTGCATTCATTGTCAAAATTAATGTCTACGGCCACTGGATCTGTAGATGTTTCGTCGTCTGGCACCCAGTCGGAACCGGTTTGTCGTAAACTTTGCTGACCGAAATCTTCCAGTGTTTTGCACTTTGCACAATTACTAGTCCAGTGATCAATTGACTCAAAGTTAAGTTTACGATTTTGTGACAGTTGAGAATTCAAAGGTATTGCTGTGGCAAACAAGCAACAAGGTCTTACACTGATACCCGAGTTTTTATCTAATTTAAATGAATACCCATTGGACAGATATCTACAAAAGCTATTCATGAATGTTTAATTTGCCCAAGCAACTGCTTTAGTTTGACACTTTGTACATCGCCAGTCACTTTGGCTGGCTGTTCCCACGCCGGAGTTCCTGTTGGTTTTTCCCACTTTGTAGATGTACTGCCCGTTGGTTCGGTGTCAGCAGCCTTGAGTTGACTTTTTGCTTTGATTGAGTCCATAAGTGAACTTTGGGGTCGGTTGTACCCGGTTCCTTCGTCCCCGCCTTCATCAGTAATGCGCATAGTTTCAATGTTATACTCCAAATCAATTTTTTGACCAACGCCGGTCGAGCTTCGAGATTTCATACACTGGATCTGATACTTGCCACGCTCTTTCATAGCACGTGAAGTAAAGATACCAAACACATTGTCTGCTGTGTTAATTTTACTGATACCACCTGAAATATGACTGTGGTCAAATTCAATTTCTTCCACAGCCGATCGATTCAACTGCGAAGCTGTGACCATTAGCACACCTAGCTCTTTGGCCAAGTTGCGTAGTTCTTCTGAAACATACTTGTCTTTGACAAACAAGTCATTGGGGCTGACCTTAGCACTCACAGGCATCAGCAAGTCCAAGTAGTCAATCATCATAAAGTCCACACGAATTCCGGTTTGGATCTGTACTTCTTTGATGTAACTGCGGATGTCATTAATGTTGCTTTGTGCTGGTAATGCCTTTACACGATACTGCCCAGACTTTTTGGCCACAAGTTTTACCTTAAGTTCTGTTGTGTCTATATCCTTACGAATGTCCTTTGTTGACATGTTGGTCAACATGGCATCTGTACGCAAACTAGTAAGTTCTTCACTGAGTTCTAGTGTAACGTACACACCACTAAGTCCTTGTTGTAGCCAGTTCAACGCAATGTTCATCATGACCAGACTCTTGCCCGAACCAGATCCACCGGCAAAGATGTTCAGTTCACCACGACTGAATCCACCATACAACAACTTGTCTAGTTGTGGCCAACCAGTGCTCACTTGGCCGCCTGAGTTGAAGTACCGGTTAATACGACTCGCAGGATCAGCAAAGTAATCTGTGCCCATGTCTTTTGTAAGAGAAATTTGAACTGCATCTTTGATCAGTTTCTCAACCGGCTCAAACTCGCCTTTTTCTAATAGATCTGCTGACTTTAAAATAGCACGTTCAAGTTCTTGACGCTTGGTAAAACTCTCAAACTCAGTCATGAACCAGTCAAAGTGTCCTTCATTTAAGTCCGGCACCGGTTGTAGTTTTATTCCGGTAGTTGCACTAATCTGCATCTTGTCCGGCATAGTTTTATGCTTGTCCGTGTGCTCTTTAATGAACTCAGCCGCTGGACGCAGACTTTTGTCAAAGTTCTGTGGATTATAAATGTTCTGAACACGCACATAACTGCTGGCGTCTTCCAACATCATTTCTAAAAATAATCGTTGGACTTCAAGTCCGTAATCTTTTAACAAGTTGCTTCTTCCTTAGTTCTATTTTAATTCGACTGCTCTCACTCGATTGCATTATAGTTAGCAGTGTTGTTAACTTGCCCCAGAGTTTCACAGCATCGTTGATATCTTTAACGCCTGCTGGCCAGTCTGGAATACTCACACTCCATCCTAGTTCCACAGCACGGTCAATTAATTCTACGCCTGCAGTATCTTGGTCCGGCACCACAACAACATTGCGTCCTAGACTGCGTATTAGTCTTGCTTGATCATCACTTACTTCGTTGTGCATCACAGCCATGCCACTGATACAGAGTGCATCAAAGATACCTTCTGTCACAATCACATGTTGCCATCCTGCTTGTTGTAGATCTACACCAAACACATAGCCTTTCTGCATGTCATTAATGTAACGTGGATTACGATCGTCTAAGAAACGTACGGTGCTGCCTACCACTTGATTGTTGTATGTAAATGGAACAACTACTCCTGCTCGTGTTGTGGCAGCTACCATTATGGGATAGTCGTTGGGTACATGCCGGCTGCGCAGATATGCCCATTGATCAGGCGTCGCTGGTGTTACAAAATCTACAAATTCTGGCAACTCTGTTTCCGTAAATTCAATAGGCGCTGTGTTGTTCCACACACGCTGACGATCTTCTATCATGCCTTCCATACTGCGATGGCGCATACTTTCAAGATTGATCTGATTGATATCGTTTTCAGGAACGCCTATCCATTCTAGCAAACGTCGTGCTTTGAATCCGATATTGCGTCCAAGAATAAAACTTGCAGTATAGCCACAGTTAAAACAATGATAACTCCAGCCCTGTTCAGACAGTTTGATACCACCACGTCCACGACGATCAGGTGTGTTGCCAGTGTGTACGCAACAAGGTGCGTTGAAGGAAATCCACCCAGAACTAGACTGTTTTCTTTTGCCTGGTAAAAATGCCAACACGTCAATCATGCTACTATTGTAACACTTTTTTTAAGACAATGCAACTTGTTTTGGCTTACCGGTACTTCAAGTTTACCACACGTCCTGTGGAAACAAGCACCTGCACTGACTGCATGGTAGGAGGAACAGGACGGTATCCAGAACCACCAGTGACCAGTGTAATGCCACTGATTGAACTGCCTGATATACTAGCAGTGGCAACGGCACCGGCGCCTTCGCCTACAAACTCAATCAGGGGTGGAGCCAAATAACCAAAACCTGGGTTAGAAACAGTGACTCCTGTGACAATGCCATTGGCCACTGTGGCAGTGGCCTGACCTGGGTTGCCCATTGCTTGACCATTTGTGCCTGTTGTGTATATACTGTTGTTAAAACACAAACGCAGTATTGGATGCCATCCAATCACGTTCATGTAAATGGTTTCAGTTCTGTTTAGATACTGCGTGGATTCTGTCACATTGTACCAGATGCTTTGATAGTTCTCTGCGGCCTGGGCCTTGATTGTACCTGTGTAGCCAAGCAAGTCCATTTGTATTGTGGTTACCGCGCCAACTGGTTCAATGAAACTGCTGTAGAATTCAGTTGGTTGGTAAGGGCTGTAGTTGTTGATTGAGCTGCCAGCATTTAGTGCCCAATCCGGGTATACACTACTGCTGGACCCACCATAACTGACCTGAGCTGTGATTTCTGTTGTGGGAATTGTCAAATTGGCACTGGGCACGTACTGAGGATACACACTGTCTACCACATCAAGCGGAGCACGAGCACCCGATTGTGCATCTGTGTACACTGCTTCTATTAGATTACCGCTGGCTCTCATGATGCTGTAGGCAGCGGGCTGTGCCAACACTGTGTCAAGTTCTGCTGTGGTTAGTGTTACTTTGGCGCGGCCATACTGTGCATTGATAACAACCATTTCTTTTTGAACCAATAACGCATCGCCATTCTGGCTAACCATTCTAAATGTCAGTGTGCTGCCTGTGATATTCACGGGTTTTTCGTCTTGATTGATGAACTCAAACAAGATCACATTGTCAACACCTTTGTTAATTGTTAGTTTTTTAGCATACACAGGATTGTACCTCAAATTGAAATAAGCACCACTGGTGTCGACTACAATAACTCGAGTTACTTGTTGGTAAAGGTAAGCAGTGGTTGAATACATATGACAGTATTTAGCGACAAAAGATAACCTTTAAATTTAGCCAAAAACTCAAGGTATAAATACCACCGATGGCCAATGATATCTTTACTAAACTCAGCGAACAATACCCCTTTATTACACTGTGTGTATATGCTTCCACGGAGTATGTGGGTATTGTGCAGAATCAAGACGTGTCAGTTACCACCATATACGACTTTGGCAGCATACACGACCCTGCACTAAAGCAACGGTTCCTGGAGTTGGCCAATGCTTGGTGGTGGGAAAGTAATAGAAGTATTCCCATCAACATCTTCCTCAAGAAAGACTGGGATGTATTCCGTCCTTGTCTCCGCACATTTGCCAACAAAGACTTGGAAATACTTCACGGGCCTATTTGTAGCCTTGCTGATATTGCACTGAAAAAAGGCAAACGCAAAAGTATCACACTTGTGCGACGGATGGACTGAGCAGGTTCATGTGTAATGCTACCAAGGCTGCGTAAGAGATTGCGTGGCTTTTCTTAAATGTGTAGCCGCGACTTTCATCACCGTCCCACACAGAGTCGAATACCACGTCCCAAGGCTGTCGTTGCAAATGTGCTTTGCCCGGACGAATGATACTGATAAACGCTGCCATTCTTGGAATACTATCCGGGCGCATTGCGCTCAGCAGGTCTGTATAGTTGCCAACGTGTGCTAGTTGTTTTGCCCATTCTGGTTCTTGCCACAGTCGACTCCAAGTAGGCTCTGTGGCCACTGCTGTGGCATAGTGTTCTGGACTGGTAATCAACTGATAAACACTCATGTTTAACAGGTCAATTTTAAAATAACCCAGTTGTTCGGCAGCTTCGTAGTCGATGGCCGCACAACGATTCACAGGATCCTGCGGAATGTCTGTTACATACACACCAGAGTTATGACGACGAACTTGTTCTTGCACAGTTTGACGTGCAGGCGTATGCTGGATTAACTCCAGCAGTTGATTGCGATCTGCAAAATCAATGTCGATATCTGCACTCATTACCAACCTGCCTGCGTTAATATTTCTTTGGCGTACTCTTGATCTGCCGTGTAGTCACTGAACTTTTTTTGCCATACATCCGAGTCAATGTATGGCCATACCATGGCAATTTGACCAGTATCTAATGTGCTTAAAAACCGTTGCCCAGATTCACTGTTGTAAATTACCCAAGGACTGATACGTCCTGTTGTCACTGCATACACAGTGGCATTGGTACCACCATAGCGTAAACAATCCTGAGCAGGATTGCCTGTTTTCTCTGCCCAGTCAATTCCGTATTCCATTGCACGAGCCAAGGCATCGTTGATGTTTTCTACTTGCAAATAATATATCAAGTATTCTGTGTACACAGCATCACGGCACCAGTGATCAATCTTTTTGTTTTGTTTCAGTACCCATTCCATAAAACGTGCAGGGTTAATGGCACGTGTGGCCACACAGTAGCGACCAAACTTGACAAATGCTCGGTAGTAAGGTGAGTCAGCAAAGTCATCAAATGTCTTTAGTTTAGCACTGCCTTGTGTCATTTCGTAGAACTTAATGTACGCTTGAAAGCCCAGTTCCACACCACGCTCTGCTCGTTCCATGCGTCGACGTCGCGGCTCACAACTATGCACAGTCAGGCTTGTTTCTTTGACAAAGTCTTTCCGACAATACTGACAGGTGTAACTCATTTTTTAGTTTCTTGCCCCGATAACTTCAAGTGCTCGTCGATTTCTTTTTTAGTAGTAATCGACGCCAGCACCGCAATGTCATCATCTTTTAAATGTGGGTACAGTTCTGCCAACTGTTTGCGTATACTACTAGCACCGGGTTCTTTTTTCTTAGGAGCAATCCAGGTGTGTCTGGGTGTGCCCATGTCAGGACTGACAGTGGTGGCACACAGCCATTGCAGTTCCGGATGCCGGCTCAGTGCAAAGAAATGTTTGTTGAAGCGTTCATTAGTAGCAATAAGATAAAACTCTTGCAGTTCTCTTGATCCTTCAACTGAACTGCCCCACCGTATCATAAGATAGTTTGAGAATTTTTTACGTTCTTCGTCTGTTAAATCTTTATAAAAATTACGATCCTTGCGATCAAACTGTCGCATCTCGTTGGCAATGTTTAGTTTATCACTCATCACCAGGCCTTTTGATAGTCTACAATCTCACAGTTACGACTGATATCTTTGACAAAATACACACAGTCCGGCTTGGGGTCATCACTCAGCGGAATACACAACATCTGTCCATTTTTTAACTTAGGAGCATACCAGGCCACTTCATGATACACGTCTATAATTTCAACAGTTGGAAAACTCGGTCGAAAACTGCTTAATGGATTAAACTGAAATACCTTAAAGCCACGGTCGTTGATACTGGTCAATGGAAGCACTTCAAGGTCGCCTACTTCAGGTTCGCCAATTAGTATCTGCCAGTCCATGGGCATGCGTATTTTGTGTTCACCAATTTGTAACACCAGCGCAGGAGCATTAAAACTTTCTAAAAAGATAAGCGGAATGTAATGATAGTCTGGATCCTTGGGATCACTGTTGTCAAATATAGCAAATCTCATGTCTTCAACTTCTTCTGGAAGATGGTCAAGGTCGAATGCTGTGTTATCTAGTGTTAGTATTCTCATGTAAGTATAATATAGTATATGCGGTCAAATGTCAAGTGTTTTTAGTTTTTCTTTTACTTCGGCTGCAAATTGACTTTGCCAGGCACCGTCGGGAACATGAAACAGCGGCGATTTTGTTTGTAGCTCTAGCGGGTATGTTGCTAAATTCAAATTTAATGCATGCGATTCAAATCTAGAGAATTGGGTGTTTACTATGTCACTGTTCCGTGTCAACAGTTCAGTGACTGCTATTAACTGTTGATATATACCCATCGAGTACACAAAAGGAATATTCCGATTCTTTAATACAGACAAAGCGCCAACAATTTGCCAAAATGCACCAAAGTTTTCCCAAACTGGGTTTGTTAACGACTGACGCAAGGTCATTAACAATTTCTGGTCCTGATTTAGCAGATGCTGGTGTTGATTGGTTATCCACTGTCGATTAACCGCGACATGTGTGTTTTCAAATTCAATCCTGCCTGGGCCAGTGAACCCAATGACCACAGCGTCGGGACTGTGCTTTAGGCCGTTAATTAGATCATGTAGTATTATGCCAATGGAATTTCCCGGGTATGCATAATTTATTACTTCATAGTCAGGCAGCATTTCTGACCAATGTTGGCCTGGAAACTTAGCATCTATAGAAAAAAAGCTGTCTCCGACTATTAACAATTTGGGCCTAGTCACTTCCACTCTAGTTTTTCCTGAGAGAACGGATAGTTTGCATCTCGATAAAATACTTTACGTTTAGTTAGATGTCGTTTGGCAAACTTACAGGTACTGGTTATATCCCAGATCTCTACATGGTCTTTGTCTTCCGCTTTTCTAATGCCGCGCCCAATTGACTGTATAACACGGACAAAGCTCTTTCCGGGTTCAAGAAGAACCAGATTAAAAATCCTTGGAATATTAATACCCACAGCGGCCACACCGTAAGTCGCCACAATAATCTTGCCAGTACTGGTGGCCACTTCGTCATATTCATCTTGTCTTGCTCCTGCTTTAGTTGCACCTGATACAAACACTGCTCGATCGCCCAGGCGTTCAATCAAAGCATGACCGGCTGCTACACGGTCCACCAATACAAGTGTATTGCCTGTGTCGTTAACATGTGACACCAAGTTGGCAATGGCAGTGAGTCTGTCTGGCTCTTCCAACAAGAACTTCAACTCACTTTGATAATTTGAGAACTCTGCGTGGTCCACCAACTGTACAATGTTCACATGACACTGTGCCAGCACACCACGATCCTGTAGTTCGCTTGCGCTGAGTTGGCTAATAACAGGGCCAAGGCTGCATTTTAATGCTTGGAATTCAAACGGCTCTTTGGGCACAGTTCCGGTCAATCCCCATCGAATCGGCACTCTAGCCATGATGCCTGTCAACAAGGATTTGAGTGCATCTGCCTTGGCCATGTGTACTTCGTCTACCATCACACATACCACGTCCTCGATAAAGTCCTGTATGGTAACATCTGCTACACCGTTCTTTGTGTTCTTCATCAGCACATTTAAACTTTGCCAGGTACAAATTGTATGTGTCCGACCATGCTCTTTACGGTCACCAAAGTACACCCCAACATCTAGCCCTAGGTTCTTGTAGTCTGCTTCTGTTTGTGTTACCAAACTCTTGTTAGGTACAATAACAATGCTACGTCCATATGTTTCTATGCTTAAGCTCAGTGCGGCAGTGATCAAGGTCTTGCCTGCGCCAGTGGCCACTTCTTGTATGCATTGCGGATTGCCCAAGAAGTTGTTGATGATCTCAACCTGATAGTCACGCAACACCACAGGTTCACCTGCCATTGGATGTGTCTGGGGCCATGTCTTGTGTGCAAACGAATCCTCTCGGATCTGTGTAAAGTCAAACACGGTAGAGTATTCGCGTTGGTCATCTAGTTCAATGTCGTAGTTGAACTTTTCTAATATAGGAATAATCTCAGGTAGTAAGTTTACATAAGTGCTGCCACCAAGTTGAAAGTAACTGACCTTGCCATCCCACCGCCCTAGTCTAACTGCTGGCAAATAACGTGCACCAGGCACATCATACTTAAATGCATTTACTAGCGCACGACGAGCATCAAGTTCGAGCCCTTCAATCTTGATGTTTACTTCGTCTTTAATTTGTATTGTGCATCTTTTCATATGTTAAATTTCTAAGCTGTTGTGTTGTGGTAGGAAAAAGATCCAACCCATTGCATTGTAGTTCAAGGTTGTTCAATCTCAATAGGTGTTGTATGTATGCTTCGTCAAAAATGCTGTACACTGTAATTTCATTATTGTTACCGTCTAAAAGATTATGCACATATTGTTCACAACGTAATTGGCTATTGTGAAGTTTTTGTAGTGACAAAAACTTCACATGCTGTTGATGTATTATACTTAAATCAATTGTAAAAGTCAATTCCAGTTTTGATACAATTTCAGTTAATCGTTCTATGTAATTTTCAAATATGTCTTGGGTAGTTAATTGAGCCACTGAATTTAATTCTTGATATCTTATTGGATTGTATGAGGCTTCTAGTAGATCATTGATCCAAAATGAGCACCACTCACGCATGATCCATCTGGGCACAGTTTCATCAAATTTACCATGGTAGTTCCAATGGGTTGCAAGTTTATACTCAATGTCAGCAGGCTCTAACAGTAACGAGATATACTTAATTAATTTTCTGTGTTGTTGTTTAACAAATTGGTTGTTAACATAATCTAATCTATGAGAGGTGCAAGGAAGAATAGAAACAATAATATCATCATCCTTGGCGCTTTTAAATGTTTCGATATGTACTTGTGTTATAGTTGATTTAGCTAATAGATTATCCCAATGCTGATGGCTATTACCGTCGTTGTTAAAAGTAAATTCACCATACGGCTCCTTTCTCAAATTAGTATAATTGTATATGCATCTAGCAACATATGTACCGTAGCATCCAGGCGGAAAAATAACATTAATCATAATAATAGTGTATACTTATTATCTCAAGAAGTCAAAAAGACAGACACCTTTTTAAGGGTGTCTGCCATAAAGCCCGGGCCGGAGCCAACCTACTCCCGAGAAAAAGGAGATGAAATGAACTAACCAACTACCACTCGAAAACCCTGCTCACGCTGTTCGTCTGCTTCATAATCAGTATCCACGGCAAACAAAAACAACTCACCATCATAAATCTTGTACATTTGGCACTCCTGTTAATAAGTTTCTTTTATAAAATCGTATTGTTCCGCAGGCCATTTTGCCCGGAACTCTTCTGATTTGACATAGTCGTTGTAGGCCTTAGCATCAAAAAATACTTTGCGGAACACTGACGTAAACTCACCCTTGGGTGTTACTGTTAAGTAAACAGACTTGGCTTTTCCTGACATATCAATCTCCAAACGCTAAAATAATAAATGCATAAAGTAAAGACCACCCAAGGTGTCCTAGCATTAGCAACATTAGGACACCTATCCAAGCCATATTAGGCACTCTTCATACATGTGGTCTCTGACATGCGTTTCCAGTTTCCGGGAAAGCTCTTACGCAGGTCTGCAATCTTAAGAGCCATGCGCAAACTTACCTCACGCAGGCGTTCTTTGTTGACATGCATGAACTCAATAATGTCATCTTGTGCATACTCGTCAAAATCGTATTCTGCAAACAACACACCATCTTTGGCAATCTGTTTGATACGCAACAACTTGTCACGCATGGTGTCCAAGGTCAAGTCCAGATAGTGACAGCGCGATTGCAATGCGTCCAAGTGGTCCCGCAATTTTTGCGACTTCATCTTGTCAAACTTTAAATTAGTAATAAAAATTACACTGCCTTTGAACTCAAAACGTTCTGGAATGCCTTCTCTGCGCAAGGCACTGGATTCTGACAACCAGCTAATCACACGCTTCTTGCCGGAGTCCAAGGCACCCTTGAGCAAGTTAAGCGCAACATCATCCAACAGGATGCTGTCACAGTCGTCAAACACAATGACACTGTTGGCGTCACTGTATTTGTACAGGGTCTGGTACAGGCCAATTGGAGTGGCACTGCCTTTAACTACTTCTGCACGGAGTCGCTTGCCTGCAAGTTTATCAAACAAGCAGGCCTTGTCAATTTCTTGTTCTACACCAAAACTCTTGCCCACGCCTGGGGGGCCACTCACAATCATAGCACGGATGTCACCGGTCACAGTGGCCTTTGTCATCTCGTGCAGGATGTCAAAACGCTCGCGGATACGATCCATAGCTTCGTCATCGGTTTCGTTAACTACTGGGACGGGGTTTTCAATCTCGGCTGTAGGTGTGGTACTCACGGAATCTCCATTTACATATTCAAAGTCTCGGATGGAATTTACC